GACATAGAGAATCTTCCAGTGACCGTACCACCTTTTTCAGATCTTATTTGATTTATTTCTGCGTGAATTCTACCTTTGTGTACAAATTTTAAAATACCGTGCACAAAAGTGTTGAATAGTTTATCAAGTTGTCTAGCTTTTGCAATCATTTTTAAATATTTATTGGGGTGTGATTCTAAATAAGATTTTGTTATACTAACTCGCCCCGTTTTCGGTGTTACTTTGTAATCAGTAATTTTTTGTTGCTCTAGTAAAGGTTGGATTGAATCTGCAGCCCATATATCTACACTTATTTTTGTTTCTTTCTTTATAATTTCAACTATCTTTGCTTGTTCTTTTTTTAATTCTTCTCCTAATAGTTTTGCTTTTTCCTCATCAACTCTTACACCTTTGAATCTCATCTCTACAAGACAAGGAAACAATCTAGTTTCTAAATCAAAAATGTTTTCTAAAGTTTTTTTGTTTTTTGATTTTGTATCTACTGGAGTTTTAATTATTTTTTCAAACTTTTTCCATAGTTGAAGTGTTAGGTTTACGTCCTGCTCTGCGTAATCTTTAACTAAATCATACGGTAGTAGATGCATGTTAGACATGGGATCTGATACTCCGTGTTCTTCTAAAGCTCTATCGGTCAGATCACCCTTGTATTTAGATTCACCAAGATAATCTTTTGCTAAAGAATCTAAGCTGTAACGTAATCTGTTTTCATCTATGATAGATGCAGCAATCATAGTGTCATATACAGGACCTTTTAACATCATTCCTGTAACAGACCTTATCCAACATACATCGTACATTGCATTGTGAAATACTTTTGTAACTTTATTATTTTGAAAAATTTTTCTATTTAAACTTCTCCACACAAGACTAGGAGCAAGATTAGATGCGGAACCTTTGTGTGCTATTGGAAAATAAAATTTTTTATCTGCGTATGCCAAAGCAATGCCACACACTTTACCTTTGCCAACTATGGCCCCTGATCCGTGGGTCTTGAGGTCTGGGTCGTGTGTCTCTAAGTCAACAGCAACAACTTCACCGTCTTCTATCTTCACCTCTGACAACTCTGGTGCTATCATTTTTTATCTTTCAATTTTTTTATTTCCAACTCGCAGTAATGTATAATCTTTTCTAGGTCTTGTACACCATTTTTCAACCTGTACCTGCATACGTATTTTATTACGTTGCCTTGAAAGAACGAAAGATCATTTTTTGATATAAATTCATACGGCTGTATTTTCATATT